AAAAAATCATCTAAGGGTTCCAGAGCTTTAGAATCAGCATCAATATAAAACCCCCCTTCATTAAAAAGAATCTCATATCTCAAAATATCTGCTTTACCTGCTAAATCTTCCATAGCATCAAACTGGTCTTGACATTGAAGCTTTGGCATGTTCTCTTCAGTCCATACTTTATACTCCCAAGTAGGATTCATTTCCTTCCAAGTTTTCATTAAAGAAGAGGGTCGCATAGACTGATCTCCTAGCCAAATTTGATGAATAATCTTAGGTATCATTCCCTCTCCCATTAACAGCACCATACCCTTCTTCTTCTTTTTTATGAGGTCTCACAAGATAAATAACTTCTTTAAACCAATCAACTTTAAAACCTTTCTGGGAGCAAGTGAGGATGTGAATATAATCCGTTAATCTATTAAACTCTTCTTTAATATTATTCATAAAAGGGATAGTCTCAAATACTTTAGTGCGATAGGTCGGCATACAAGCATTCCCCTCTACTATTCCTTTCTCAGGCCAAATAGCAAAATCGGTTCCTCTATAAGTTTCCTCTCCAGTTTCCGTATTCCTCATTACTACATCTCGGGCAAATCTTACCCCTCCAATCCAAATATCAACATCTGGTTTTTCTTTAAGATTTCTACGAATTATATCTCCCGCTCCCTTTATAAAAACATCGTCATCATCTAAGAAGGTAATAAAAGGGGTAGAGGCTAACGCTGCACCAACATTAGCACACATCCCTCCATAGTACCCCCACTTCCTTCCTAATTTGACGAACCTCGCGCCCTGTGCGCTCACCTTAGCCCCATCGCTTACTACTATGACCTTGAACCCCTCTCTCCTTGCAGATCGAATAGCAGCCTTTAGAGACGGTCTCCCGACCGTCTTAATAATAACAGTTGTATCACTCAAAACCCCACTCCGTGTTATATGTAACACCACTAGCATTCAGTTCTCTACTAAGAACTAACCCCATCGCTTGTTCGTACAACTCCAACCGATGTTTAGATACTTTATTTAAATCGAAATATTCCTCTGTTATAGTATGTAAATTTTCACCCATCTCTTTCACATGTTCTGGATTTTTAATACACCTAGTTAATACTTTTACCCAGTCACTTTTTGATGCATCTGGTGGGAGCAAATACCCAGTTTTTCCATTAATAATAGTCTCATCATAACACCCAACATCAGACGCAATCAAAGGGACTTTATATCTCCCACACTCCGCTACTTTAATTTCAGACTTAGAATCATTGAAAGCATTCATTTGAAGAGGGGCAATAGCTAAATCCATCTGAGCGTAGATACCTCCATAACTGTCTGGGGAGAGTGCGTTATAGATCTGCCAATTAGGTTGGCCTCTGAAACCTGACAACAGAATGTTCTTATAATTTTTCCACACCTGATGTTGCCATTCATTACTTTTATTGTCTGGGCTTGGAAGAGGAGCCCCATAAAACCCCCAATGAACATTTTGTCTACCAACCCGTCCATTCACCATATGGGGGACACCAGCAAACTCCTTAACATCCTCTTCATGATGAATCCCACCAGCCCAACCAACCCGTGTCATTTTTTTACGAGGAGAGGGTCTCTTCGGAACATTCCAACAAGGAAGATTGTAATCAATAGCATTTTTAACAACAGCTAAAACACCACCACAAAACTCCTTTACCCTTTCAGCGAATTTTCTTTGTGTAACCGTAACAAGATCAGAATGAGAATAAATAAACTTAGTAATCTCTTCTAAGCCTCTTTCTTTATAAGTATCATACAGTCTATGACCTTTATATAAATCTGTAAGAAGATCGTCTGTATCATAATGAACAAACTTACCAAACTCTTTTGCTTTCCCAACTAGTCTAGCTGTATAAGGTCCTCCCCAATTAGAAATATTATTGGTCCAAACAACATCAGCCCACTTCATATCCTCAAAATCCCAGTCTTTCTGCCACTGTCCTTTATTTTCACCAGACTCAACAATCCCCAAAGGATTTAAATTAAAGCGCATCTCTACTTTATCAGGATAAAGTTCAACTAACTTATTTATGGGAGCAATAACTCGATAGTACGCGCAACCCCCTTCATTTGCTGGTGCAGCTAATATTTTTAGTTTTTTCATAGTGTATAAAAATAGGAAGACACTCCTTATAGATGCCTTCCTATTATAGTCTAATAATTTAAATTATTAAGCTTCTTCTTCTTCCCACTCTTCCTCTTCCTCAAAAGCAGTTTGAGAAGTAGTAGATGAGTGTGACATACCTAGAGCAGACGCAAGACTACCCACAGCACCACCAATATCCATGTTCTTATCCGTAGGGATAATGGATTTCAGAGCTTTACCGTAGTGCTTACGCTTACGCTTACTAAAGAGAGTAACCATACCCTCCCACGCAGCGAGCCCAGGAATAAAAGCCTTAGCAATACCAAAACCAGCATCAATCATGCCTCCCATATCATCACCGTCCATAGGACCAGTAGCAACATAGGCAGCATCAGCTTTCAACTGATCTTTGGTAGCCATAACAAGTGAAGTCCCTTCTGGGATCTTTGCCTTCACCGAATCAGGAAGTTGATCGAAGGGAATAATAGCTCCCTCCTGTCCTTCCTCAAGCTGATCCGCAGTCGTAAATACCGTACCTTCCCCGAAGAAACCTTCAAGAGCAGCGCAGGAACCCAACCCCAAGCCTAGTACAGCAGTAAGTAAAAGGGTGATAATAATATCTCTCATAATTAATTAACCTTGCAATTTACTGAGGTAATCCTCATCTCCTTCTTCTTTAGAGGGACTACCTTCATTAGCTACTAGAATGTTCTCAGCGAACTGCTTAACAGCATCGTAATCTTCTAGCTTCACCAATTCATGGATTTCGTGAAGCTGCTCCATGACCGCAGCAACTTTTTGTGCCGTTCCAAGCTTTTCTGACTTGGGACGAGGTTGTGACTGATCATACTTCGGCCATTGACCTTCCATGATCTTAACGATCTTGAAATCATGGCCCTCCGCAGGATCCGTAATATCTCCAAAGTCTTCATCTAGCATGGCAGCGACAACCTTTTTAAAAAGGATAACGCCAACAGATAGAATTTTAACTTCTTCAGTCTCTCGATCCAGTACATTCATATAGTACCTTGCGCGAGGTTTAATCTGACGAGCCATAGTTTCGTATTCCTTGTGACCTTTATTTACACGATCCCAAAGACCGTAGTAAGCATCACAAAGGGGACACTTTTCCCCATGAATCTTTCGACAATGGACATTTTTTGTTCCACCTTCTCCAGCAGGAATTCTGTGAATCTTTGTCTCTGCATAGAAGAGAGTATCATCATCCTTCCCAGGAAGGATACGAACAATATTAGTGCCTTCTTTCACTTGAAAGAAGTTAGAAAGGAAGGAAGAATTACCTTCCGTTTTGTTTCCTTGTAGTTCTGCGTGTTTGGCTCTCAGAGCCTCAAGATCAATAGCCATTTTTAGTTTCTCCGTTAATTAGTTAGTTAGTGCAGGAGGTCTATTATAGACGGTAGGCACTTAATTTTCAACTGTAAAGTTTCATTTCTGCTTTTTTTGCGCTAGATAGTTGCACCAGCGAACTCATTCGTTGATCAAGAGCCGAAACAAGCCCTTTAATCATGTTATACTTTTGAGTAATGGTGTTTACCTTTCCCATATATATAGCATAATCAGGATGACTTTCTACAAAAGCATCTAAGTCTTTTGCTGTTTTTTTCTTCCCACTTAGACGAGCCTCTTCCTGAGTAGCATTAGTTGTGGTCGCAATAAACTGAGTGAGGTGGAAATTAGCAGTATCCATTTCACTCTTAGCCCTTGCAAGAAGCCCAGACCAATGAGAATAGTTTACGGGCTGATTTGTTAGTTCCTCTTCCAGATTTTCAGGATTGATTCTAACAATTGCATCACAAATAGTAACATAATTATCCCAAGTCATGTCCTCGTATGCCAATAATAGTTGCTCTGATTTATTCATCAAAAATAACACTCCATAATTTAGGGTTTAAGTTTTTTAACATGAGCATCCCTCTTGCCATGCTTTCGGTAATATATTCGTTAGTATTTTCCACCCAATCCTCTTTTGTTTCATGATGACCTCCCAGCCCCATAGTTTCCAAAAGAACATGGCAAATTTCGTGAAGGAGAGTATGTCTCGCTGTATCATCATCTACAGTTACATCTAAAGAAATAATACACTTATCAAAGTCTGCCTCTCCGTAACAAGGAACTCCACTAGACTTTAAACTCTTTACAAACTTAAAAGAATAAACTCTCCATCCTGCATTAAAGGTAAGCTTCTTTTCCTTTAATGTTTCGTAAAATTGATTAGTCATCGAACCCCTCATCCTCTGTCATGCGAAGTGTAGAATAATCGACAAGCATAGGAACGATAAATCTAGGTCGTCCGTTTCTAGACTTCATTACATAAGCTCTCATAATACCTTCATCAAACTCTTCCTCTTTTTGATTAAGGGATACAGCGAAATCACAGGTACGAATCTTACCATAGGAATCTCCTAGTTCTGCATCAGTAATAATCTTCACGGCTCGGCCCATGCGGTTTGTTTGAGTAGCAGTCCACACTAGGAGAGAGTTCTCCATAGCAAGCCCACGAAGCTCCTCTGCAATCCTCTGCTGGGCCTGATACTCATGTTGGATCTCCCGTGTTGGGCGAAGAAGCTCAAGGTAGTCCACAATAATCAAGTCGGGCTGAAACTCTTCGTAGTTAGCCAACTGTGTTAGCAACGCTCTGACCGTATTTACGGTAGCTGTACTCGTCGGGAACTCTTTAATCACCAGCCTACTTTTAAACTCTTCTTGAAAAATATCCAAACGCTCCTTAAGGTCTAATTGACCAGTAGGCTCTTTAAGTTTCTTTTGAGGAATTAGACTCATAATCGAATCGAATCGTTGGGCAATCTTATCCTCTGCCATTTCAAGAGAGATATAAAGAACATTACTGCCGTCCATCAAACCTCTCACAGCCTGATT